CGCCGTCTCGATGGAGCGGATCAATCCGCCCCACTGGTCGAACAATATCTTCAGGCCCATCGGCGGACACGGCGGGGTTGCCCCCGCCGTCCTTCTGTCAGAACCCGGCGCCCTTGCCGTGCTTGCCGTTGTCGTCCTTGGCTTTCGCCTTGGCCTCCACCGCAGCCTCCGCCGGTCCCGCCGCCTGCCCTGGCGCCTCGCCGGTCGCGGCCGTGCCATACATGCCACCGATGGTGGCGCCCGGAACGGTCGTCAGCGCGGTCCCGGTGGGCAGCGTGATCGGCCCGCTGTAGGTCAGGTCCGCGATCTTGAAGTGAGCCGCTTCGTTGCTCATTTCGAGGCCGTATTCGGACAGGATCATCTTCGTCGTGGCATCGCCAATCGTTCCGATGTCGATCTTCTCCATCTTCCGGAGGTAGGCGACCTTGGAGTACTCCTTGTCCCACCCGATCAGCGTGGCCTTGGAGATGTAGCGCGACGGGAGGGCCTTCACCTCGCCAAAGTCCGACAGGTAGAAGTCAGCGGCGGCGTCGATGTCGCCGGGGTCGATCTGCACGCGGCTGTTGCGGCGGCCGATGAAGGTCGAGAATACCCGCTTGTTGTAGCTGCCCATGATCAGGACGTCGGGTTCGCCGCCGCCGTCATAGGTCTGCTGGATCGCGTCGGCGAGCATCATCTCCGTCAACTGACGCGGCGTGCCGGGCGTGATCGGCGCCACCTCCGACACCGGGTTGGCACCCGTTGCGCCATAGAAAGCATTGGTTGTGATCCAGTGCTCCATGCCGCGCGTGGTGCGCGCCACGGTGTCGTCCACGCCCGCGTTGTAGGCCTGCCCCGACAGCAGGACCGTCTCCATGTCACGCTTCAGGGCCTTGCCCTTGAGCGCGATCTGGTGAGACATCTCCCCGGACTTGCCCGCCGCGTCCACGTTCTCCTGAGTGCCGGAGACGGTGGCATCGCGGTGGCTGATCTGGGCGATGTTGTGGACGCGGACAGTCGGCTGGGCCGCCGCGCGGGTGAGCTGGAAGCCTTCCACGTCGGCGTTGTTGCCGTTCACCGCTGGCAGCTTCTCGGTCTGCCAGTCGAACATGACGTTCTTCAGCGACCGGGTCTGCGACATCGAAATGAATACGGTATCGACCGGATCGATGTTGAAGATCGCGTCCGCGAGGTCTTCTCGGTTGCCCTTCGCCTGATAGGTGGTGAAGGCGTTTGTGACTTTAGGCATGGAGGTTGTCCCTCGTTAAAGGAGGCCACGGATGACAGCAGCCGCGTCGTGGATGCTGTGGGATTGGGCGAGGCGTTGCTTGGCTCGGGTATGCTCGGTCACGCGCCGCCGGAGCGGGTGCGGTCCGGGGGCGGGCGGGGTCGCCTGGGAGACGGGCTGGGGCGCGGGGAGGGCGCGGCCTCTCTTGGCCATCGCGGCATACTGGGCGGCTTGCCACAGGATCATCACGGCCCGGTGGTCCGTCACAGTGCGGATGTCGGCGTCGGAGTAGCCGAGATCGACCGCGTATTCCCTTGCCTGCGTCTTGGCCTTTGTCCAGGCGGCCTCGTCCCTCCAGGCTGGCACCAGCTCGCCAACGAGGTCACGCTCACGGCGAAGCAGTTGGGCACGCTCCTGGCGTGCTTCATGCTCTGAGATTTGCTGCAGCCTTTGCATCTCGACGGCAGCAGCCTGCTGCTGCGCCTGACGCTCCTGCTGCTTGGCAAACTCCCGCACGTAGGCGTGGGGGTTTTCGTTGTAGAGGCGGTCCCAGTCGACGTTAGGCTCCGTCAGGGTCTGAATGCGCTGCATCAGAGCTGGGATCAGCTCCGCATACTGGGCGCGCTCGATCCGCACGGCCTGCTCGTGCTCCGCGAAGGCCCGCTGATATTCAGCGAAGGCCATCGTCTTCTGCGTGTAGTCCCGGTGGCGCTGGTAGCCCTTGAGCAGCTCGCTCTGCGGAACCTGTTCTGTCTTGCCATTGATCTTGATGGTGAAGAACGGTTCAGCCTGCGCCTCTTCCCCTTCGGCTTCCTCCTCCTCGGGTTCCTCCGCCTCTCCCTCTTCAGGCAGCTCCTCGTCGTCGGCCTCGGGGGCCTCCTCCTCGTCGCTGTGCAACGCCTCAACAGGATTGGCTTCGGCTTCCGGCGGCGCCCCGCGATCCTGCCCCCTGGGGGCAGGCGCTTGGCGTGGTGCGTCCTGCCTCGATGCCCTGCCCGGTTGTCCGCTGTCGCGGGCCAGGATGCGGCTGATGGCAGTCTCCGCCGATGCCATGCCCGATCCGGCATCCGTAGCCGCCGGGTTGCCGGGCGTGGTTGTCGCACTCATTGGGTGTGCTCCTCTCGCATGATCCGGCGGTAGCTCCGCCGGTCGAACTCGACATTGGTCACGACCCGCTGGAGGTCCGTCGCCAGGACGTCGAGGGCGCGCAACAGGTAGTAGCAGCCCTCCCGGCCCTCGCGGTCCTCCGGCTTGGTCTGGCGCAGCAGCATCAGGTAGTGCTCCTGCAGGCGTTTAAACGCCGCCCGGAGGCCGGGGTCTTCCAGGGTAGCCTGGGCGTCCAGGGCGGCCTGCTCGGCCCCTGCCAGGGCAGCGTGGGGGTTCTGCTGGGGTAGTTTCATCACATGCCCCCCTGGTCCTGCTGGTCGGGCGACAGGAGGCCCTGGAGAGCGCCCGCGCCCAGGCCGCCCGCCGTCAGGGCGGGGGTCAGGAGGGGCCGCCCGCCCCGGATGAACTCCCGCCACGCCTCGCTCTTGTCCACGCCCCGCGCCTCGGCGGTCCGCGCGATCCGGTTCTCCACGATCCCCATGAACGAGGTCGGGAGGCTCTTCAGGCCGGTCACCCGCCCGCCGCCGACCCACAGGGCCGCCTGGAGCTGCGCCGGGCTGATGCCCATCTCCTTGGCGAGGCCCTTCTGCATGTCCTCGTAGGCCGAGTAGTGGTTAGGCTTCGGGACTTCCTGCCACATATGCGGATATTGAAGCGCCGTCTCCATCGGGATATTGCCGTTCTGGACTTCCTGCCGCCAGTTGCGGCTCTCGCCCTTTTTGATGTTCAGCTCCGGGTAGTCGGCGTCCGCCTTGGTCGTGGTGTTCAGCATCTCCGGGTGCTGACTGAGCATCCCGATCAATCGCATGTTGTGCTTGTCCACCGTCACCGGGTCTTGGTTGCCCGACAGGTTGGCGCCGAACGAGGCCCGCTTCGGGCGCCCCTGGCTGTCGAGGGCGACGTTGGGATCGTAAGGGAGGTTGGTGTCCTTCGGCGGCTTGTCCTGGCCGTAATGGTTCCACGCCACGTCGCCCAGGATGTCCGGGTCGGTGATGTCCCGGTAGCCCGCGAACTGGGTATTGCGGAGCTTGTGGCCGTATGGCTTCTCGAGGTCGAGGGGAGACTGCACCGGGTTACCGGCGCGCTCGCGGTTCAGGTAGTAGCTCGCCGTCCTGGCGTTCTGGCCGACCTCGGACCCGGCCGACACCGCCGAAATGATGTTCATGTAGCGGGTGAACTGCTTGTCGCCCTCGACCGGCCCCAGCTCCTTGATGAAGTCCGCCCGCATCGGGTCGGCGTTATACCAATACGCGCCGCCCGCCTTCAGGCCCGCCTCCGCCACGGTCCGCAGCTTCGCCCGCAGCTCCGGGTCGGTGGTGATCTCCTCGACGTGCGCGGGCAGGCCCTTGCGCCGCCCGGCGCTGGGGTCGATCCGGTCCATCGGCCCCTGGGGGACGTCGGGGACTTTCCACGTGTTGGACAGGTCCATCACCTGACCCGGCCGTACCGGCGATCCGCTCTGGAGGCTGGCGGGGTCGACCGGGCCGGTGTTCGCGGAGGGCGTGATCTCGTGGTAGGCGGGGATGCCGATATCCGCGAGCTGGGTGTCGGAGTTGCTGCCCATCTTGCCGACGAGGTTGTCCCCGCTTTTGAGCTTCCCGCTCTTGATGTTGTAGGGCGACCGGTTGTGGCCGACGTCGTAGAGCGGCGGCTCCGGCGCCGGGCCGGGACCAAGCAGGCCCTCGTCGCCGGGCGCCACAGGGTCGGGGGCGGAGGTGTAGGGGGCGCCGCCCCGGACCCCACCACGCCCGCCGCCGGGGCGGTAACCGACCGGCCACCCGTCCGGACCCGCCGCCGCCGTCCTGACGCGGGCGGCGGTCACCGGGCCTTGGGGCACCTCCGGCGCCCGCCCGCCGGGCGCCATCATGGCGGCGTTCTGGAACAGGTCGATGGACCCGCGCCGGATCGCCTCGTGCTGGCCCTCCGTGAGCATCGCCTTGCCCGGCTCGCCGGAGCCATACAGGGGGTCGAAGGGGAGGCCGTCGCTGCTGACGAGCTGCTGCTGGCCCATGCGCTCGGACCCGACCGGGTTCATAGCGTAGCGCCGGAGCAGCTCGTCCTGCTCGTCGGGTAGGAGGAGGCCCATTACATCAAACCCCCTTGTTCCGGATCGTCACCGAAGAGGCTCGGCATCGCCGCCCCCGCCCCGGTCGCCGTGGTCCCCGCGAGGCCCAGCATCCGGAGTATCTGGAGGCGCCTGTCGTTGAGGGCCACGATGTTGCTGGTCCCCCGCCCCTCGGGGCGGGATGATGCATCAAGGTAACGAATACCTGGCACACCGGCCCGGTCGAGGCGCTGGGCCACCGCCTTGGCCGCCACCTTCGGGGGTCCGTGGGTGAGGTAGTCGTGGAAGTCCTCGCCGGTCGGGTTGGGGAAGAGCTTCCGGTTGTCCTGAAAATACTGGCGGGCCTTGTCCATCCACCCGGTCTTCTCGAGGTTCGCCAGCACCTCCGGGGACTGTGCCGACAGCGGCTTGTCCCAGTCGAGGAGCTGCGGGTGGTCGGCGTCGAACTGGACATGATAGAGGGCGCCCGGCTGGGCACGGCCGACGCGGCCCTGGGCGAGGAGCTGGCGGGCCTCGTCAATCGCCGGGCCGGGGGTGAACTCGGTCGGCTTGAGCTGGGCCAGGACGCTGTCGGGGTCTTTCCACTTGAGGGCGCCGCCCGCCAGGAGCTGGCCGCGTGTCGCCTGATCGCGGGGCACCGGGACGCCGTCGATGGTCACGTCCCCGGTGAGGCCGTGCTGGCGCGACAGCGTGTCCCGGTAGTGCTCCCCCAGGGCGCGGGCCTCCGCGAGGTAGCCGCCGTGGCCGAAGAGCTGGTTGCCCTCCCCGGTCCCGATCTTTGAGAAGTCGAAACGGCTGAACTTGTAGGGGCTGCCGTGCCACGCGTCGATGGCGCCGACGAACCCGCCGCCCCCGCCCACATTGCCGGGTCCGAACCCGCCCATGACGGCGTCCCGCTGGGCCGCCCGGCCCTGGTCGGTCATCTGCCCCGTTTCGGGATCGACATTGCCGAGTGCGATCTGGCGCTGGCGGTCGCGCTCCAGCCAGTCGCGGTATTCCTTGGAGTTGACGTCCCACGCCTGGGCCTGCGACGGCTCCGGGGCGACGGTGTCGCGCCAGTCGCCGCCGGGGCCTTGTGGAGTCCCCGAAGAGGGAGCCGCCCCAGGCCTGGGGCTGGTCGAGGAGGGCGCCGCTCAACGCTGGCCTCCCCCGTTGCCGCCGCTGCCTTCGCCGCCCGACCAGTAGCCGTTAGGATTATCAAACAGCTTCTTCGCCTGGGCGATCTGAGCCGCGTTGTCGTCCAGCAGGCCGGGAAGCTGTTGCTGTGCGGGAGGCTGCCAGTTGGGGTCGGGCGCCTGCAGGCTGGCGTTGTGGGCGGCGAAATTGGCGGGGGAGAGCGTGTTGTAGGCGCCCGCGAACATGGGCTGGGGGCCGGTGTAGGGCGTCCCTGGGGCCACTGGCCCGGCGCCCGCGTCGGGGGCGAAGGCGCCGCCCCTAAACCGGGCGTAGCCGTCCTGGCGGTCCTGCGCCGACTGCTGGCCGTAGTCCTGCATGATCTTGATCAGGCGCGGGTCGCGCGGGTCGAGGGGGACTGAACCGCTCATTCCGGGGGGCCTCCTGGGGCCATCGGCGGCAGGGCGGGGCCGCCGCCTGCGGACGGCGCGGCGCCATTAGGCTTGCCGGTGGCGCCCATCGGGGGTGCCCGCAGGGCCTCGCGGATGAGGCCGGTGCGGACCTGGGTGTTGGCGCGCTGGGTGGCGATGTCGCCCTGGTTCTGCATGTCGGCGTTCTTCATCGCGGCCCCCGCGACGTGGCCCATCGCGGCCTGCTGCAGCTTGCCCTGCATGTCGGCATTCTGGGCGCGCTGCTGGCCCGCCTGCTTGAGCTGCTCCATCTGCTGCTGATGCTGCTGGGACAGGAGGTCGCGGTCCTTGTCGAGGGCCGCCTGGATCGATGCGATATCGACCTGGGTGCCATACTTGGCCTGTATCTCGGCCGCGCGCAGCAGGACGTCCGCGTCGAGCTGGTCCCGGCGGAAGTCATCGTCATTCTTGGCCTTCGCGAGGTCGAGCTGCTGCTGGGCCATGTCCACCTGGGTCTTGGCCTGGGTCTTCTGCTTCTCGACGTCCGCGAGCATCTGGTTGGGGTCGGGCGGCTTGTTCTGGGCCATCTGCTGGGAGAGCATCTGTTCCTGCTCCGGCGTGACGACCTTGAAGAAGCGGTCCGGGTTCTTGAACCCCATGATCCGCAGCATCTCCGCGTAGGTTTCGCGAAGCTGCCCGATGGACACTAGCGCGTTGCCCGGTCCGAACATCTGCAACACTTGCTCCTGCTTCTGGCCGATGGTCGCCAGGAAGCCCAGTCGCTGCTCGTCCGTGCCCCGCCCCAGGCCGACATTGACCGAGACGTCCATGTCGGCGTCCCAGAAGCGGGGGTCAACCGACACCCACTGGTTTCGGAGGCGGACCACGCGCGCCTTGTCCTGATGGCGGATGACGTAGCGCAGGAGGCCCTTGAAGACGTCCTTGATGCCCAATTCCGCGAAGGTCCGGGCGATCAGCTCGACGCGGTCCTGCTGGGCCTCCACGGAGGCGGAAACGGCCGTTTTGGTGGTGGATTGAAGGACGTTGGCGTCCAGGCCCTGGGACTGCCGGGAGATGCCGGTCCGTTGCGCCCGCATCTCGTCCAGATATTGCATAACCTGTAGCGCGGGACCGCCAATAAATGGTTCCGCGAGCGGCTGGACCATCCCCGGCGCCTGCATCCGGATGATGGCGCCCACCTCGTTGTTCAGCACGTCGTCCATCGTGACCGCGTTCTCGACCACCGCCGTCCGGGGGAATATCGCCTGGGCGAGGCTGTCGAGGATCGAGCGCAGGACTGACGTCTTGATGTCCTGCAGATCGATGGTCTGGTCCGCGATTGCATACCCCACAGCGGCGTGGGGGAGGCGGATGGCGTTGAGCACCGCGAACGGCGCCTCGGCGTCGATCTCGTCCGACGCGATCTCCGGGTCGGTGTAGCCCACGGTGCAGATGCGGTGCAGCTCCGCCACCCCGTCGCCGTCAGCGTCCAGGCGGACCCAGGCTTCGGTGTGGGGGACGCGCCACGTGGAGATGTCGGGGCCGCCGTCGAAGTCGCCCTCCCGCAGGCCGGGGTTGCGCTGTCGCGCCTCGCTGTCGCGGACCGAGTTGCGGGCCTCCGCGTCGGGGGAGGCGTGCTCCTCGACCAGCTCGCGGTCATAGCCGCGCTCGATCAGCTCCGAGACGGTCGGCGTGGTCCGGTGCGCCACGTAGCGCGCGGACAGGACGTCGCGGGCCTCGCGGGAGATCAGGAACTCCTCCGGGGGCACGGCCTGGACGCGGAGGATGCGCCGCTGGCGGGTGCGGCGGACCCGGCAGTCGGTGAGGGGCATCGGAGCGCCCGGAGAGAACAGGCCGGGCGGGGCTGGCGGCGCCGGAGGCCCGCCTGGGGCGCCTGGAGGCCCACCGGGAAGGGAGGGGCCAGGAGGCGCTCCAGGGGCGCCAGGAGGCCCTTCGGGCGGAGGTGGTGGCTCCATGCCCTGCGGCCCGCCAGGGGGGCCTGGAGGCGCCTCCTGGCCCTCCGGTGGGGGTCCGCCAGGGGGCATCCCTGGGGGCATTCCCCCCGCGCCATTCGGTCCCGCAGCACCCGGCCCTGGTTGTCCCATCGAGCCACCCATCACGGGTGAATTGATACCAGCGGGAGGAGGGGGAGGCGCGGGGGGTCCGCCGCCCGCCGGAGGTGGAGCGGGGCCTCCGCCGGGAAGGGGTGCGGGCGGGGTCGCGCCGGAGCTGTCCCCGCCGGGCGGGGCGAGGGTCGCGGTGTCCTCGGCGGTGTGCTCCTGCGAGAGTATCTCGATCTCAGGATCGGAGGCGAGCTGCATGAATTGCAGCATCGTCAGCCCAGTATAGTCGAACTCCTCGACCTTGTTGGTGTCCTCAAAGGTCCACTTTATGACGCCGATCTTCTTCAGGAGGGCGTCGTGGACACTGTCGTATAGTGTCGCGAACCAGTTATTGCCGTCCGCGTTGAGGAGGTATTGTATGTATTCGGTGGCCTGCTCGGCCTGGGGGATGTCCTCGGCGGAATTTGGCTCGTAGTCCACGACCTTGTCGCCGCCCGCGAAGACGCGGATGATCCCCGGCAGCATGGTGTGGATGATGTCCGCGACCTCGCGCACAACCGTGGATGATCGCCCGGCCTCCAGATGCTCGGGCGTTCCGTCGTCGTTGAGGACCGCGCCCTCGTAATAAGCGAATGACCGCTCCCGGTCGGGGCCTAGCGTGTCATCGGCATAATTGGCCGCGTCCTCGCGGTAGGCGCGCACAATCGCGAGGACTTCCTCGTCATCGAGCGGGTTGGAGCGGGAGCTTTTCGAGCGCGGGGATCGCGCCATGAGACAATCCACCCCTGGTTGACAGCCGGGGTTCTACACAACCGGAGGTGGTCTTGGGAAGGCCTTGTTTTCGCGTGCCTGGAGGCTGTCAAGGGGGGCGAATGGCGAATGTGGAACGCGCACTCAGTGCGTGTCCAGCGGAAAACGGGAACAAAGCATGAAACCTGCCCACACAGGTACCTGCGTGGGCAAGCTGAAGGCGATCAGACGTGGTTCCAGAGGACGGGGTCGTTCTTGGGGAGCAGGAGGACGTCCGCCTCCGCGAGGCGGGTCCGGAAGAACCCGTCATGGGCCGGGTGGAGGAGGTGAAACTTGCGCGCATACCAGGGCGACCAGTCGTTGCCGATCTTGAAGCCGCTCCCGTCGTCCAGGGGGGTCGCCGTCTCCCACCTGACGCGGTCGAACACCGCCCGCGCGCTGTAGTGGGTGAAACCGCGCCTGATCATGTCGAAAGTGAACCTTTCAAACAGGCGCCAGAAGTCCGGATTGTTCAGGTCCACGGTGGCGAACCGGCCGACAGTGTAGCGGGTCATGTCAGACTACCCTGAGATTGCGTTTTATGGGTCCGGTGCGGGAGCTGGGCGGCAGGCGGGCGTAGCGCAGCATCATGAGGGCGTAACGGACGGCGGAGACGATGTCGTCGTGCTGCTTGACGGGGCGGCCGTCCTTCCGGTGGTAGTTCCTGATCTCGTCAAGGCAGTCGGTGAGGTGGTTGAAGACCTTCAGGCGCCCGCTTTCGAGGCGGTCGATCATGTCCGCGATGCTCGCCTCCAGGCCGTAGCCGCCCTCGGAGAACGTTGCGTGCTCGAAAAGCATCTGCAGGCCGTTCCGGCGGTAAATCTCCGCCATCGGCTCGCCGGAGGTGCGGTCGTGGGAGGCCGCGTCGTGGGGCCACGCCACGGGAATGCCCGCCCCCCAGCCGCGCAGTATCTGGCAGTGCTGGGCGACCGTGTTCTGGGCTATCGAGAGGGCCTGGGTGATGTAAACGACGTCCGCCTCGCGGTCATGTGCGAGCATAACGGCCCCGAAAGGGTGGTCGAACCCCAAGTCTATGCCTATGATCTTCGGCCAATGACGTGGTATCGAAAAGGCATCGATTGTGTATGCGCTCTCGGGGACCGCGAAGACCTTGCCGGAGCCAAGCTGGGGGATGCCCCTCGTCCGGGCCTCGCGTTCATGCGGCTTGTAGAACGCCTTGACGCGGTTTCGTTGCTCTTCCGAGAAGTGGGCGGCGTCCTCCAGCGTCATCTGCACGAGGGCGCGGTCCGGGGTGGTCGGCTTGGGGTAGAACAGGCGGACAACGTCCGACATGCCTTCAAGCGGGGTAAACGTCAGAAGGATGATGCCATTCGTTGCGTTCGTGCGCGTTACCGCTTCACTGTAGATGTCATACGGTGGCTCTTCGTCCATCCATACGAAGTGCAAAGTCTCCGCCTGGAGCTTTTCCCGGTCCTGCTGGTAGGACTTGAACCCGATGGTGGACGTTCCGCCACTGGAGTGGGCCACGGAAACGGTGTCGAGGGCCTCTGAGACGCCCCTGGCGCTGGTGCTCCCCTTGATCAGGCGGCGGGGGACCAACCCCGTGCCGGGCGAGCTGGCGCGGCCGAACAATATGCGCTGACAGCTATCGCGGGTCAGCTCTGAGGAGACGCCGATGGCCCACCCGGCGACCGGATCGCTGAAACGCTTTCCTTGCCACCAGACGGGATATTCACCAGTGAGGTGGTATGAACATTCCGCGCCCGCACAGTATGTCTTGCCCACTTGGTTGGCGGCCATGAGCAGGCGCTCGCGCATCATTGCGCCATGCGCGTGAAATGCCTCCTGCTTGGGATAGGGCGTGTATAGCTCGATGGTGCGCTCGGAGAGGAGGCGCTTCGTCTCCTGGCGCAATGCCTTCAAGGCGTCAGGGTCAGATCGAAGCTGGTCAACTATGGTTACCATCTCGAAACGGCCTCTACAGGGCCGCGCCAAAATTTGGGTTTCCCGTTTCGAGTGTGGAAGAGTGGCGTTTGGGTATCTGGGACTGCGTTTACGAGGCCCGCCCCCCATCCCCCCTGGCCGGGGGGTCGGATCGATCCGCCAGCGTCACGTCTGGAGCCATGCAACCCAGGGTTGTATAATGCAACCATAGGTTGTATTCGATGATGCATCGATATGCGATGGCCTCCCTCACGGACGCCAAAGGAATAGCATAACCCCTTGATATCATTGGCCATCCGCACCCCCCGGCTCCTCGGTCCCCACACTAGACCCCACACTCAGCACATGGTCGATCACCGGCCGCGCCTCGATCTGATTAGGCACTGACTTCGTTACCTGCTCCGTTCCTACCGCTTCGTCAACGAGTGCCAAGAGGGCGAGGAGCTTGTCTGCCGAAAGGCGCGCAAGCGGACTTTCGATTGCCATCGACCTTTGAACAAACATCCCGATCTCCTTCCCCACCAGCTCCAACCCCTTGTTCACGGAGCTGCGGTCGAGCGCCTCCTTCGACGCCTTCACGTTGTCCACCAGCTCACGCAGCACCCACTCCCTGGTCGGCGCCGCGACCCGCACGATGTCCTTCGCTTTCTCCTGATCTATCAGCACCTTGACCTCGGCGATGCGCGCCTTGACCGCAGGCTGACGCAGCACCTGATAGGCTGTCTTGTCCGGCTTGGAGTAGCCCGCCTTCTTCGCCGCGACCATCGCCGTATTGCCCTGCGCCACGTAGAGGCAGAACGCTTCCCGCCTTGCGCTGCGGACATAGGTCGTCACCCATCTAACTCCCGGTTTCACCCCGTGAAACGCCACCTTCCCCCGGTTTGCTCACCTCCGCAAGCAGAACGTGCCTCCACCCCCACCACGCGAGCAGCACCGCGTCGGCCTCATCATGCCGATGCACGGCATCGGTCCCCAGCAGCCGCTCGACCAGACCCACCCCGTCCGCCTTGCCCACAGCGCCCCCACGCAGCCCGTAGGACGCCCTCCACCGGGCAGGCCATACCTCGACCGCCCTCCCCCGCAGCCCCGCCTCCACGGCCTCCTGAAGCCTCCCCGTGGCCCTGCCCAGGCTGAAGGCCCCCACCACCCCCATCTGCGGGCTGGCCTGCTGGCCCTCCACCACGACGAGGTCCGCCTCCGGGACGAGCTGCCGCACCCGGCGGCTGTCCACCGCCTCGCCCACCGCGTCGAGCTGCGGCCTGTCCCTCCCCCACCAGCACCGGATCAGCGCGACCGCCCCGCCCTTGCCAGGGTCGATCCCGAGAACCGTCCACCCGCTCTCCGCCCGGCTCGCCTCCCGCTGCTGCCGCTTCGCCGCCCGCTCGATCCTGGCCCGGTCCCGCTCCGCCTTGCGTTCCTGCGTCTCACCCATCAGCACCCCCGCCGCCCCAAACCTAGCCCCGCCGGGCAAACTGCACACGCCTCACTGCACACCCCTGTTTTCCCTCTTCCCACCTTTTATATACCGTTAGCGTTATTATATGTAA